ATTAAGCGCATCGCCGGTCATGCCCAGCACTTGCGCATACGCACGAGCGGTGAGCGACAAGCCGCGCAGAGTATTGTCAAAGAATTGGTCTGTTTCGTCGGTCACAGGGCTAAGATCGCGGCCTGCACGGCTGCGCTTGAATAAGCTGCCCTTTTGTGTCCAATCGGTAAAGTTTTGGACATCCGCACCGCCTGCGCTAAATTCGCCAATGATGCCGCTTGCTTGTGTGACGCGTGGGCCACGGCCAAAAGCTTTTGAAAGCAAGCCCGCAGCAATGCCAATTGGCCCGAGAGCGCCGGCGAATGTAGCCAAGCCACCAAGGATATTTCCAGCGCCTAGAGCAATGCTACCCGCAGACAAAGCGCCGCCTAGAGTTGCACCCGTGCCCGCAGCGCCAAACAAGCCGCCAATGGAGCCAACAAGGCCACCAAAGCCAGCGGAGAGGCCACCTGTGATCGCGCTGGCAATGCCGCCACCCAACAGGCCACCGACTGAACCAATTGAGCCCGGAGACCACGGGTTAAACACCCCGCCCAATCCGGCATTGCCGCCGCCAAATAAACCACCCAGCAGGCCACCTAAGCCACCACCACCGCCGCCACCCAACAAGCTGCCCGCGGCGCTTGCCAAGCCAGATGCGCCGCCAGAAACACCGCCGACAACTGCATTGATGACTAGCTTCAATGCGTTGGTTTTGAATGTGTTTTTGATGTCATCCCATAATGATTTGAAGAAACCTTTTCCAGAATTAAATGCGCGTGACAATGCGTCGGTTAAGCCTTTGTCAAAATCCTCATTGAACTTTTTGGATTGGTCTGCCAGCGCTTTGATTTTTTCTGATTCTTCAGTTCTATCTTGTTTTGTATTGAGTAGATTGCGGCGCTCTTTTAGTTGCTCGATTTGCTCACGCAAGGCCACAGTTTCTCGGCTCATGATTTCGACCGCTTCGATGGCTTCTAGGCGCTGTTGTTTAGATGCGATGGTTGCATCAATACGAGCGGTGATCACACCCAACTGGGCGCGTTCATTCAGGCCAATCAACTCGATTTCTTCGCGCAGAGATTCGTTGCTTTTGGTGAGCGACGATGCCGCATCCTCCATAGAGCTGATTCGTTTTGATTCAGCAGCAACCAACTCCAACTGACGATCAACTAGTAGCTTCTGTATCTTTTCTTCTTCTTTTGCCGCGTCTGTTGCAAATTTCTGCTGGGAAATGTATTGTTGCAAAAGCTGCGTGTATTCTGAAAGTGGCAACTTCCCAGCTTTAAATCTGCTTGCAATTTTGTCTATGTTTTCGTCAAAGTCAGTGTCAACGCCTTTTTCTTTTCCAATGATCCTATCGCGCAGCTTTTCAAATTCCTCTGCGTCTTTCTTTGCCTCGTTATTTATTTTGCGCGAACCCTGCGCTCTCTCTTGCTGTTTTTCAACTAGCTTCCCAATCGACTTAACAGCCTCTTGCTCAGTGATAATTCCAAGCGAAAGTGCATTCTGATAAACGCCAATGCTTGCTATGTATTCTTTAGTTATCCCGGCACTTTTCTGACGTTCTTCATTCAATGCTTTTTGAGCTGCTGATTGTTTTTCTTCAAAGCGCTGATATGACGCGCCGCGTCCTTCTGACAAAGGAATATCTCTAGGGTCACTGCCCGTCAGGTCTTTTTTAGACTGCTGCGCCTCTTTCAGCTTTGCAATGTACTGAGTCAGTACCGCCATCTCGCTTTTATAGTAGATGCTTTGTCCCATTGTCTCGGACTGAGACTTGAGAGCAACTAATTCAGCTTCTGCCTTTTTAAGATCATTAGCAAGTGCAAGAGCTTTGTCTGAGTTATTTTTTAAAGCATCCGGCATGTAAGCCAGATTGGTATTAAGCCCGAGTACGTTCCCGGTCAAAAGATTGATTGTTCCGTTTAGCAGATTAGATGACGTATTTAAGGCTCCAATGCCTGCTCGTGCGATAGCCACACCCAGGCCAGAACTTAGTTGAGCAGCCATGCCTCTTCCTGATTCTCTGGCTTTTTCCATTGTCTCACTAACGATTGTCATCTCGTTTGAAAGCGCTCGCATCTCATTGGACGCTGCTTTACTTATTCCGCTTTCGCCGATATTTTCTTTCAGCTTATTCCAAGAGTTCCCCATCATGTTGGTTGATGCGTCTAAACGCTGGCTTGCGTTTTCTGCCGACGATCCGATGTTTTCTTCTAGCGCTTTTGCAAACTTTGGTAGAAAATCATCAGCAATAACTTGAACGGCCTCCAGCATCTTACCTAGCTCCGCGGTCGTAACGCCCATTGCTTTAGCGGCGATTTGAACGGCCCCAGGGATACGCTCCCCAAGCTGCCCTCTGAGCTCTTCGGCCTGAACAGTTCCCTTGCTGATCATTTGCTGCAATGCGAGTAGCGCACCGCTAGATTGCTCTGCGGATAAACCCATTACAGCCGATGCTTTAGATACGGATTCAAAGATCGTCCGAGCCTTTTGACCCTCAAGCGAAGTCCCCTTGGCAGCCGCTAGAAACTGCCCATATGCTTTAGAAGTTCCTTCAAAAGATAAACCAAGCCTTGTGGTTACATCGCGCAGGTTTTGAATCTCTTTTGCACCTTGCCCGCCCGTGGCAAAGTTAAGCATTGTTCGCAGTCTCTCAGCTTGTGCGCTTGCTTCGTAGAGGGATTTCGTCACGCTTAACGCAGCAGCGCCCAACGCCGCTAATGATGCTATACCAGCGGCTGCAAAACCTGCGCCCATAACACCCGATAACGAACCGAACTCACCACTAGCGCGCTTTGCAGCCGCGCCTGTCTTGTCTGTAGCATCAGCCGTTTTATTCGCCTGTCTCTCTGTATCTCTGAGCGCGGCTATGGCCTTAAGCAAGCCCGTCGTGTCCATGCCAATACCAATAAGAGCAAGATCAAGCATTTTTTATTCTTCCGTTTCTGGGCAAGTAACGACTAAATCAAGTCTGTTAATTGCTTCAATTTCCCATGCCTCTGGGGTAATTCCGCGATTGCGAAAAAACCAACCTATTTCCGACTCTGGTATTGGTGATATGCCATGCATAGCAGGCGGGCGCTTTGCATTCAGCGAGAGAAACCACAGCCATACATGTGATGCGGCTTGTGGAAACTCCACAGGGTTAATGCCCTCTTGAGGCATCTTCCCGGTGATACGTTTAACGACTTCTAATGTCTCGCGCAATGACTTACCATCTTTGCCACGTTTGCCAAGCCTAAATTCATGGCCGGCAAACGTGCAGATGTCGGTTATTGCGCTTTCATAAAATTTTCAATCGTGTTTGACGCTTCTAAGATTTGATCCGCGAATGGTGGAAAACGGCGAACCAAGTCATATGCAGATTCTGGCGTGAATAACAAAGGTTGCCCATTAAATAAGATACCTCGGAATCCACCAATACGAGCCGCTGCGCCACGCAATCCAATCTCAAGGTCAGCTTCGGTCATTGGCTCAGGGCCATCTCCTTTGCCCTTGCGCTTTTCCTGAAATTCTTTTAAGCGGAACTTGTTACCGATACTGAGCTGCCAACGACGTACAGATGCGGAATGTTCGCCTTTAACAGTGACGAACCAACCACAGGGCTTGCCTGCGTATTCGAGTTCAATCTCGTGGCCTTCTTCAGCGGATTTTGGGGTGTCAATTTGGTTTAAATCTAACATGTGAATAGTCTTTCTTTTGCGGGGTTAAAAAATGACCGTGCGCCGCCCTACCGTCTTCCCCGCAAAGGAAAAACGAGCAGAGCAGCGTCGGTGCTGGTGATGGCCAAATGGCCGGGGAAATTAAGCGAGTGAGTCTTGAACCTGCAATGAGGTCAATTGCGTAGCAAGTGCAGCGCCGCCGGTTGCGTTAAGCACAGCAACGTAGTTGTATGTGCGCTTGTTGCCGGTCTCAGTATCGTCAGGCGTATTGCTATTGATGCGCACATCGCTCATGGTAAAAGTCATGAAATCAGCATTCGCAGCACTACCTGCGGTGACGGCTGAAACAATAGAACTTGATGTCTCATTAACGAATGCGTTAGCGAGAGTTGCGCTATCAAAATAAGCGGTGAAAGAACCACTTACCATGACTTTACCTGTAAAGATATCAGGACGGATATCCGTGCCTAGAACGCCATCAGCGGGGCTTCCTTTGCCATCAAGATTGATAGACAAGTCAGTAACCACGCTTTGCTGAGTGCCACCAAAGAACAGCAAGCCGGATGCGCCAACAAGTGACTGAGATGTGGTCTCGGCAGTTGGTGCGGTGAAGTATGCGCTTGCAGATGTGGTCTGATTCAAACCATTGGCCGTAAAGTCGATCTTTGCGTTACCACTACCGGGCAAGCTGATATTTGCTTGAATGAATTTGCAGTCGATATTACGCTCACTGAATGGTACGTCAGGCATCCATTCTTCAACAGTGTGATAGATGTTAGTGTGGCCTGTCGTTGGTACAAAAGTGACTTTACCCGGTACAGCTAGAGTAGCGGATGCAATCGGGCCTTCTGCAAACAGTGCGATTCCATTCATTGGGATCACCGTCAAAACGGTAGCAGTGACTGCGGTCACAAGCAGGTTTTTATTCAAGTTTGCAACGTTGAAAGTGCCTGCTGTAAGTCGCACACCCATACCAATCTTGATACCGTCGGTCAGATAAGAACCAGCGGCGCGGGTTAGCGTGTAAGTCGGGCCTGTACCTGCTACAGTAATCGAAGCACCTGTGATAGATGTCACAGCAGCGAAGTCACGACGCATGACAACAGACAGGGGATCGCTATAGGTAAGTGGTGAAAGAATGCCCGTGATCTTACCGTTAACAAGTCGCACACCATGACGTGAGCTAGTAACTTGCTGAGTGCTCGTAATCTCGGATTCAGTCGTGTAAGTCTCTTTTGCAAGTTCAAAGATAGATTGTTCGCGGCGAACGACTTGCGATGCGCCGCCTGCTGTTGCGAGCGTACCTTTGGATGCTTGACGTGCAATTCGTGTAGTTTTGAAAACGCCTTGGGAGATCGGCATGATAGTAACCTTTCAGTTTAAGAAATAAAAAAAGCCCGCTTAGGGGCTGGGTGTTGCCTTGTTTAAGGGCGAAAAAATACCGCCTCTATGGGCGGTTTCATTGCCGGAGCGGGCCGGGTTAGGTACTCAATTGCGCCTGATAGCGAATTGAAATTGGTAGGCAGTATCTGTCACCATCAATCATTGCACTGGTGACACTTGGCACGTTCATTGTGATTACGGTCACACCAGATTGCACAATCGAAGTGCCGCGTTTAAATGCGTCTTTAACGAGTTGGGCGCGGGTTTCGCATGCCGCTGTTCCTGCACCTAGTGGGTAGCAGAGCGTCACTTGATATATGCCGCGCTCAAAAAACGATCTACTACCGATTTGTGAGTCCTCAGGCGTATTAGGCAATAGGTTGCTACGTTGGTATGGCACACCAGACACTGGTTTAAATGTTCCATTTTCAAACGCAGTCGCAATTACTGGGGTGATAGAAGCCAGCTTGCTTTCCAACGCTGCACGAATGATTTGAATTGTCATTAATTTAAGTCCTTCACTGCTTTAGCTAGATACGCGCTGTAATTTTGTACCGTAAGTCGCACCATACCTGCGGGCGCTTGCTTTGACCATGCGTCGTACTCTAATCGCTTGGCATATGGCATGGCATTTGTGAGCCATATTGTTTGCCCGGGTTTCCAGCTTTTTAAAACTTCCTGAGTCGCTAGACTTGCGCCAACTTTGTCAAAGTCACCTAATGACGTTTTATCGATGCGTGATGTTGCACTTGTATTTGCAGAGCCTACACCCGCTTGCCATGCGCCCTTGAATCTGCCGGTTAGCACCGGGCTTTTCTCTATCATCCCATTTTGCAATTCAAGCATGGTTTTTCGTACCACTAAGTCAGCTTTATCGCCAACCTTTTTTAGTAGCTTGGAAAAGGCGGCTTTGAACTCTGCATTGCTCATTTTCAGCGCCTTGAATTCAATTGGTCATATAGAGCAATTGTGCGAGACAATTCACTGGACATTTTTTTGAGTTTCGCAATTGACCGTAAAAGCTGGAATCTTTCAACTCTTCTTTTTCTTTCTGATTCTTTTTGCGCTTTGGTTTTGCAAAGGCTCAAAATCCAATCAATCATGATTGATAAAAAAGATAAAAGCCAATGCAAAAAAATACTAATCTTTGAAACCAAGGATTAAAAATGATCTTTTTCATGATGCTAGTCCAGTTCGCCACAATGCCACAAGTTCACCCGACCAAACAGCCGTAACAGTTTTAATGGTTCTATCTTTACCATCAACGGTGATTGTGTCGTTTACTTTTGGCTCTACAGGCAGTTTGAGCGCTGCGAATATCGCCACGCT